ATAAATAATTATGTTAATAAATTCAAGCTCGTATACTAGCGCAATCCCGGTAGCACTAAGTGATACTATAAATATTCCGGGACCAGTAGTTAGAGTTAGTGGTACTACAACAGCTACTACACCAGACGGTGATCCTAAAAAATTAATTGATACTAATGCAAATTTTGTAACTACTTATGATGCTGATGGTAACGTTACTAATCAAGGAGTTGGTATAGGAATGATTGTATACAATATGAAATCTATTAGCAACACTGCTTGGTTAGGACCAGAAGCTGCAGTAGTTGAACAAGTAGTAGATAATAATACTTTACTTTTATCAGCAGATTTATTTCCATTTGCTGGAGGTGTAGCAACAGAAGATTATAATATCTACGATGCTAACAAAGCTAATCCTAAAGGATTTATAATTCAAGTAGGCTCAGCAGAAGATGGTAGCGCTGCATCAAGCGTTTACGTCAAAACTATAGATGGTATGGATATATTTATTCCTGCTGTTCAACCAGGTACGGTTCTACCTTTAGTAGTACAAAGAGTGATGGTTGGAACTGCAGCAGATACATCTTCACCAGGTACAGAAACAAATGCGGAAAATATAATCGCATATACATAACAATTAAAAATAAATAAAAATGGGACATCCAATTCACAAACACATGCATACACATATTACAAAAAGTAATGTACATGCAGCAATTAAAGACGATAAAGCTCACATGGATTATCTTAAAAGAGATATTAAAGATGATGCTAAAGGTAAAGGAGATGGTAATAAAGAGTGGGAAACTGCTGACGAAAAACATATCACACATTTAGCAGAAGACGTAAAATATGATGAAAAGAAAGAGCATATATCAAGAAGATCTTCATCACCATTAAATGAAAGTGATGCGCAAGAAAAGGAAAATCTAATGGACGACAGGCCAGTAGATAAAAGAGCAACTACAAAATAAATACTTATGGCTTATACACAAAACAATCCTCTAAGTCGTAACTCATCTCCATTGTTAGCAAGCGGAAAAGGCTGTGCTAAATCAGAAGGTGGAAAAGGTTGCGTTGTACAACAAGGAGGTAAATGGGTTATTTTAAATAACAAAAAAGGTGGAGTATGGAGAGATGGTTTCTCTTCTAAAGAAGAAGCAGATAAAGTACTAGCTGCATACCACGCTAATAGCTAAATTATGCCTTATACACAGCACTGGGGTATATCCCGTAACGCTTTTCAATCTCCGTTAAAACAAGACGAGGAAACAACATTAGATACTGATAAAAACTTAGAAGAAAATGTAGATACTTCTACTGAAAATCCTTCTGTAGACATTATAGAGCAAAATAATATAGCAGCAGGATCTACAACATCAGAATTTCCAACGCATGGTAGTGATGANGAAGAAAAAAGAATGGTATAGTAAATATAATAAAGGACCTGTAATCGCTCCAGCTTCTGAAGAAAACACTCAGGCATTACAAATGGGGTTAGGAGATGCTGCAGATCTAAGTGAAGAAGAAAAAAGAATTCTTAGTGGAAAAGGTAGAACTTTAGATTATATAAACATGGCGGGAACTGCAGCGGGAATGACTCCAGCATATGGAGCTTTAGCTGATGCTGGAAATACTATTTTTAGCGCTGGGCGAACATTAACAAATTTTATAGGAGATACAGCAAGAAGCATTAAAAATAGAGATGTAGATTATAGTAGAACTTTAAGTAGACTAAAAGACACAGGATTTGCATTGGGTGGAATCATACCAGTTGGCGGGCAGATTTTGAATACAGGTAAATTAACAAAAAATGTGATAGGCGCGTCAAAAGAATGGAAAGCACTTAAAGGTTTAAAACTAGGAGATCAAGTTGCTGATGTTACACAAACAAGCAATATAAAAGGACCTCGAATGCCAATAGCCACAATGCCATCTAGTATAAGTACTTTTACAGGTAAAATAGGTTCTAAAATAGCAAGCTGGTTTCAAAATTAAAAATATTAGTTATGGCATTTAAATTAAAACCACCATTTAAAAAAACCTCTCCAGTTTATGAAAGAGAATTAGAAGAAGGATGTTTAGGAAAAGGAAACAAGAATGGAACTATTTTAATAGATCCTGATCAATCTGAGGAAGCTAAAGAAAGTGTTATAGAACACGAAGAAGTTCATATAGATCAAATTAAAAGAGGTGATTTATGGTATGATGATGAATGTGTGTATTGGAAAGGTAAAAAATATCCTAGAAGCAAAATGAAAGAAGGTAATCCTAATTTACCATGGGAAAAAGAAGCATATAAAAAAACAGATTCTTTCGAAACATTATAATAAAATGAAATCAAAAGGTTTAGGAGATACAATAGAAAAATTTACAGAAGCTACGGGAATTAAAAAATTAGCTAGTAGTATACCAGGTGGATGTGGATGTCAATCAAGAAAAGATAAATTAAATAACTTATTTCCTTATAATAAATAATATGGCAAAAAAGAAATTTAAAGATACAACCGTTGGGCAGCTACTTTTTGGAGCTGCATCTGTTATTAACCCAACTTTGGGTAATGTTTTANAAGGTGTTACTTCACCTAAAGAAGCGATAGCAGAGATAACAAAATCAGATGCTCCTGCAGATGATAAAATAAAACTTCAGCAATTAATATACGACCAACAGAATAAGGAACTAGAAGCTATTACATCAAGATGGCAAGCAGATTCTATGTCTGATTCTTGGATGAGTAAAAACGTACGTCCATTAGTACTAATATGGTGTATAGTTATATTCTCAATGGCTGGAATTTTAGATAGTATAGAAACACTACCTTTTCATATAAATGAATTATGGAATGATACTTTCGAGAAGATAATGATGTCAGTTCGTNTTAGCCTATTTCGGCGGACGTACGACAGAAAAGGCGAGTAGCATATTTAAAAAGTAAAATCACATATTAATAAGTGATAAATATATAGAGTAATAATAATTAAAATTAAATCAAATGGCAGAAAAAGAAAACAAAATTGAAGAACAAGAATTAACTAAAGTAAAAGAACAACAAACTAATATTCAAAGAGTATTATTAGATCTTGGTGTTTTAGAGGTTAAAAAACTTGAAGTAACTGAAGCTTATAAGCAATTTAATGACGCTTTAGAAGTTACTAAAAAAGAACTTGAAGAAAAGTATGGTTCAGTAAATATCAACCTACAAGATGGTTCTTACGAAGAAGTAAAAAAAGAGGACACAACTGAAGAGAAGTAAGAAATGGACTCTATTATAAGAAAGATCAGTATAGGCGCTGATTATAAAAACGAAGCAATGCATTATTCTATCGGACAACAAGTGTATGGTGGTCACACTATACATAATATAAGTCTAGATGAAGAAGATAATTCTTATAATATTTATATAAAAAAAAACGATGAGATAATGCCTTGGAAGAAATTTAATTCTAACATGGCTATATCTGTAGAATACGATTTAGAATATTAATGAATAGTATATATAATTTTATTATAAAACCTAAGAACGGTAGATATAATAATGAAATTAACATAGGTGATACTACATTAGTAGTTAATACAAATATTGAAGATCATAAAATGGTAAGTAGGCATGCTATAGTCATGTCTACTCCCATTGCTTATTGTACAGATATAAAAGAAGGTGACGAAGTAATAATACATCATAATATATTTAGAAGATGGTATGATGTAAGAGGTAATGAAAGAAACAGTTCGCAATATTTTAAAGAAAATTTATATTTTTGTAAACCAAATCAAATTTATTTATATAAAAAAGATGATAAATGGTTACCATTTTTAGATAGGTGTTTTGTAATGCCAATTAAAGACACTGACTCTCTAACGTTAGATTTAGAAAAGAAATGTGTTGGGATATTAAAAATAGGTAATAAAGAGTTAGAAGCACTTGATATTAACCCAGGAGATCTAGTTGGTTATAGACCAGGTAGAGAATGGGAGTTTATCATTGATGGTAAACGAATTTATTGTATGGAATCAAATGATATTATTATAAAATATGAGTACAAAGGAAACGAAGAAGAATATAATCCAGGCTGGGCAAGTAGCAGTTAAAGAGTTAATAAAAGTTGCTAAAGAACCAATCATAGATTATGGTCCAGATATTTCCGCAGATAGACTTAAGAACGCTGCAGCTACTAAAAAACTAGCTATATTTGATGCTTTTGAAATTCTAAATAGACTTGAAGAAGAGAAAAATATGTTAGAAGATAAACCTAAAGAAGAAGTTAAAAAAGAAAAAACTTTTAAAGGTTTTGCAGAAGGGAGGTCTAAATAATGTATAAGCAAGTTTTATATAAAATATTAGATAACCATATTAAACCTAAAGTTCTTAAAAGAATGAATAGGTATAAAAAATGGAATTACGGATACAACAAAGAACATGATATTATAGTTGTATCTAAAACAGGAGAAGTAGGTGAAATATATGAAATACAAAATCTTAAAATAGGTTTACCTAAAGAACCTAAAGATGTTCATAAATTTGAAAAAGATAAATGGACTAAAACCGAATATCCAAAACCATTAACTAGAATTAAAACCGTTTTTGATTGGAGAGATTATCCCCAAGATTTTAAAGAAAAATGGTTTGAATATATTGATGAAGAGTTTAAAAGACGGGAAGAAGGTTTTTGGTTTTATAATAAAGGAAAAGCAACTTATCTAACTGGAACGCATTACATGTATTTACAATGGTCAAAGATTGATGTTGGACCACCAGATTTTAGAGAAGCTAATAGGTTGTTCTTTATATTCTGGGAAGCATGTAAAGCTGATGTAAGATGTTATGGGATGTGTTATCTTAAAAATCGTAGATCGGGTTTTTCATTCATGGCTTCAGGCGAGATTGTTAATTTAGCAAGTATATCAAGTGATTCAAGATATGGAATATTATCTAAAACTGGTCCAGATGCTAAGAAAATGTTTACTGATAAAGTTGTACCAATTTCGGTTAACTATCCTTTCTTTTTTAAACCGATTCAAGATGGTATGGATCGACCTAAAACAGAATTAGCATATAGAGTACCAGCTTCTAAATTTACTAGAAGAAAGATAGAATTAGGAACAGAGAGCACAGAACTGCAGGGATTAGATACTACAATAGATTGGAAAAATACTGGTGATAATAGTTATGATGGTGAAAAATTAAAACTATTAGTACATGATGAGAGTGGTAAGTGGGAAAAACCTAATAATATATTAAATAACTGGAGAGTTACAAAA